GTTTTGCTTCCGCAAAAAGTAAATTTGGGCCTCTGAGCCCCAAGGAGTAGACATGGAAAAGACAGAAAAATTGAAGATCTTCGGATCTACCGACTACAAAGCTCTGACAGAAGCGGAGCGGACAGTTTTCAAGGGCGTAGTGAACGCCCTCCAGGAGCAGGGATTGTTTCGCCTGGCGGACATTCCCGTGATCGCCGGCTACGCTCGGAACGTAGTGCTCGCACGTGTCGCGTCCCGCGACGTGCAAAGGATGGGCACCGTCATCGCGTTCCAGGATCGTGGCTGTAACAAGTGGAAGACCAACCCGGCGGTGGACATCATGACGCGGGCGCAGGCAGCCTACGAGGCGACGGCCATCAAACTCGGCTTGACACCCACCGGAAGGAAGCGTCTGAAGAATGAGGCGTCAACTAAGACAGCATCGGAGGCGTGGGATGAACAGGAGGATTGAGCTATGAGAAAGTATAAACCGATCAGGATCTTCTCCGTCCAGTTTGGCCCGGGCTGGTGGTGGGGAAAGCATTTTTGGTTTTTCAAGACCATCTTTGCCATTGTTCCTATGTCATTTCATGTTAAGTATACGGATATGCCGAAGGAATGGTATATCGAGGCCGAGTATGAGATATATTCCTGGAAATTCTACGAGAAGATATGAGATGCAAGTATTACCTGCCCTGGGTGGAAACATCCCGGGGAGAGATTGACGACGCCTGCGTGAATAACGAGAGGCGGACGATCAAACAATGCTGTTATTGCAAGGATCCGGAGAAGTGTCCTGAGTTCAAAGAGAAGGAGAAGAAATGGTGACTAATTACGAGAGAGTCCAGGCGTGGTGCACCCATTCCCTGGAGGGGAAGATCCCGACCTGCCTGATGGTCCGGAAGGCCATCGAGCGCTGGCTGTCGGATCTGGAGCGCCCGGACCTGTACTTTGACGAGAAGGCGTTCAACCGGTTTGTCCGATTTGCGAGGGAGTTCAAGCATTTCAAGGGTCCGATGGCGGGGTCACGCTTCGAGCCCGAGGACTGGCAGCTCTTCCTCATGGCCAACGTCATCGGACTGAAGAGACGCGAGACGGGCCTCCGCAAATACAACTATGCCGACATCTATGTCCCCAGGAAGAACGGCAAGACCTTCCTGGCTGCGATCTTCGCCGCCTACTTCCTCCTGAAGGACGGGGAGGCCGGTCCGGAGGTCTATACTGCGGCGGTCGATCAGGCGCAGGCGCGTCTGTGCTACGACGCCTCTGCGGAGCTCATCCGGCGGTCCATCTTCGCCGATGATACCAAGCCCTACCAGTGGGGTATGAAGTCCCCAGGGAATGCCGGCGTCTTCAAGCCCCTGAGCAAGGACACCAAGAATAAGGACGGATTGAACATCTATGCAGCGATCTGCGATGAGCGCCACGCCTGGCCCTCCACGGAGATCTACGACGTCATAAAGACCGGCATGGGTGCCAGGACCCAGCCGATGCTCCTGTCGATCTCTACGGCGGGCGTGGACACGTCCTATCCCTACTTCAGCGACATCGAGGTCTACAAGGACATCCTCCTGGGCGTGAAGGAGAAGGATAACCACTTCCTGATGCTCTTCTGCCCAGACGAGGGGGACCGGTGGGATGCTCCGGAGACCTGGGCCAAGGTCAACCCCAACCTCGGCGTCTCCCTGAGCTTGGAGTATATGAGGGGGGAGTGCGACGAGGCGAAGATGCGAGGGGGCACGTATCTGATAGCTTTCCAGACGAAGAACCTGAACATGTGGGTGGATGCTCCGGAGGTGTGGATCCCCGACGATGACGTGCAGGCTAACAACGCGCCCTTCGACGAGTCCCAGCTCCTGGGGGCGGAGTGTTACGTCGGCATCGACCTCGCATCGAAGACGGACCTCACGGCCACGGCCTTCTTCTTCCCCAAGTTCAATGTGGCGCGTTTCGTCTTCACTCTGCCCGAGGCGAAGGTCCAGGAGAGGGGGGCGGAGGCCGACGTCGTCGACTACCGCCTGTGGCATGAGCAGGGCTGGATCACCATCTCCCCGGGGAAGGTCCTCGACGAGGAGTGGTATCTGACCCAGCTCTTCAACGAGATGTCCAAGTATAACATCCGCTGCATCGCCTTCGACCCCTGGGGCATGTGGGATCTCAAGAACCGCTTCGGGAAGTACGAGCCCCGGCTGATGGAGTACCAGCAGAGCATCAGATACATGTCTGTCCCGACGAAGGACCTGGAGGCGAGGGTGGCGCGGCACGAGCTCAACTTCCTCGGCAATCCGGTCATCCGGTGGATGTTCCGCAACGTGGTGATCTATCGGGATCCCAACGCCAACATCAAGCTGGATAAGGCCAGATCCAGGAACAAAATCGACGGCGTGGTGGCTCTCGTGGACGCCATCGGAGGGTATCTGACGAAGACTGCAGGCAAGCGTCCTGCATACTCCGACCACACTCTGAGGACCATCAAGCTCTAAAAAGTAATTGATACACTTATTTTCCTGTAATTGATACACTTAAACCGATAAAAATCCTTCCACGTTTGCATAGTATTTTGCATCTTGCCACCGTGGATAATAAGAGAAAAACACGTGTAGGGCTCAAGCAGAAGCTGCGCAGTTGGCTGATCGGACCGACCAGCATAATCGGCGGCTATCCTGGGCTCTATAACAACGGAATCGACGCCGGTGTTGTCGTCAACGATGACACGGCGCTCCGCTTCACAGCGGTCTACGCAGCCATCAAGCTGCTGTCCGAGAACATCGCCGGACTCCCCAAGGACGTCATGGTGAAGACCGAGGACGGTGGCTTCCTGCCTGCGAAGTCTCATCCCGCCTTCAAGGTCTTGAGCGGCAACCCCAACCCATACACGGACAGCTTCGCCTTCTGGTTCACGATCATCGCGTGGCTGGAGGGTAAAGGCAACGCCTTCGCTATTATCAAGTCCAAAGATGGGAGGCCGGTGGAGCTGCATCAGGTCAATCCGGACTGGGTGACGATAGTCATGACCAAGGGTCGGAAGACCTATGTGGTGAAGGCCAAGGATCCTGACTTTGCTTTCCTGGATGGAACGTATCTCGACCACGAGATGCTCCACTTCATGCTCTTCACTTTGAATGGCATCGTCGGCGTGGACCCCATCGTCTACAATGCTGCCGCCATCGGCGAGGGCATCGCCGCCCAGAAGTTCACCTCGGACTTCTACAGGACCGGCGGCGCCATCAAGGGTGTCATTGAGACCGATCAGGCCCTGGGTGATGACGATTACGAGCGTTTCATGGCCCACTACAACTCCTCGGCAGGCAACTTCGAGACCCCGCTCCTGGAGTACGGTTTCAAGTACAAGAGCATCAGCATCTCTCCTGAGGCGTCGCAGCTCCTGCAGTCGAAGACCTTCTCGATCGACGACATCGCCAGGATCTTCGGCATCCCGCCCCACATGCTCGCCGAGATGAGCCATGCGACCTTCAGCAACATCGAGCAGCAGAACATCTTCTTTGGATCTTATTCCCTGAGGCCGATCTGCAAGCGCATCGAGAAGCAGCTGGAGTCCAAGCTCTTCTTCAGCGGCGAGGCGGAGAAGTACCACGTCAAGTTCGACCTCAACGGTCTGATGAGGGGAGACGCCACCGCCCGTGCCGGCTTCTATGAGAAGGGCATCAACGCTGGCTGGATGACTCCCAACGAGGCCCGCGAGCTGGAGGGTATGAGGCGCCTGCCCGGACTGGATGAGCCTCGCATTCCACTGAATTACACGACCGTCGGCGACGACGATAACACCGAATAGTCATGAGTATCATCAAGAAAGTTTTCCGCAACAATGTCGCGCAGATCAGCGCCCCGACCAAGGGCACGGTGACTGCTTCGAGCATCGCCATCACCGGCAGCGTGGTCTTCTACAAGGACGGCTCCTGGGGCGTGGCTTACAAGAAGAGTTCGGCATCCAGCTGGACGCACAAGAAGGTCACCTCGCAGGACATCGAGACCAACCTGACTTCCTTGAACGCTGACACCGCCTACGACATCAAGCTCTATGTTCTTTACAACGGAGTGTACCAGTACGGCGAAGCCATCGAGGTGACCACAGCGGAGTCCTAATCAGTCAAAGTTATGGCAGAAGACAGAATCATCAGAAGGTGGCAGGAGGCCCCGGTGGTCCGCAAGGTCGACGAGGAGAGCAGGACCGTGGAGTTCGTTGCTTCGGACAGCAGCGTCGACTCCTACGGCACCGTGCTCCCCGTGGACAAGTGGGACCTCTCCCGCTACCAGAGGAACGGCATCGTGGGCTACATGCACGATGTCTACGGCGAAAGCTGGACAAAGTCCGCCGATCCGGATGACGTGATCGGGAAGGGTGAAGCCTTCGTGGAGGATGATCAGCTTATAGTCAGGATCACCTTCGAGCCCAAGGAGCTCAACGAGCGGGCGGATAAGATCTTCCGCAAGGTCCAGTTCGGCACGCTCAACGCTGTCTCCGTCGGCTTCGTACCCACCAAGAAGGGGCACATGGGAGACGAGGAGCGCAACGAGGATCCGAAGGTCTACTACTATGGCGGCCAGGAGCTGCTCGAAGTTTCCATCGTCAACATCCCCTCGAATGCCAACGCCCTGAGGCGTTCCATCGAGGCCGAGCAGGCCTCCTGGGAGTTCGAGGAAGTAGAGAAGAAAAAAATCGACGCGCCTGCAGAGGAGCCCCAGGCTCCGGCTGAGGACATCGACGAATATAAAGTATCACTCGCCAGGGCTCGCGCCCTTTTGGCAAAATAACAAACAACAAGATGAGAAATTCCAATGAGATTTCTGCCGAGCTCCAGTCCAAGATGACTGGGTTCGATGCTTGCCAGGATGCCGCACAGCGCCAGAGCCTGGCCAGCGAGATCGAGGCTCTCACCGGAGAGCTTCAGGAGGCTCAGATTGACGAGGCCGCCAGGCGCGCCCTTGCCAACCAGAGAGTCCTCTCCCCCAAGGAGAAAGAGGAAGTCAAGCGCTTCTCCATCTCCAAGTTCCTCCGTCAGGCCGCATCTGACAAGCTCGACGGTGTCGAGGCTGAGATGGCCGCCGAGGGTGAGAAGGAGTTCAAGAGGTCCATCAACGGACCCGCCGAGGGCAAGTTCCTCCCGTCCTTCCTCCTCCGCTACGACTTCACCAACGCTTCCGAGTCCGGCTACGGCCAGGCCTTCGTGGAGCAGACCCGTCTGACCTACCTCGAGGCTCTTCGCAACGCGATGCTCGGCACCAAGCTCGGCGTCCGTTACCTCGACGGCCTCCAGGGCAACGTCGGTATCGTCAAGGCCGGTGGCGCCACCGCCGCCTGGTATGCTGAGGAGGGTCAGGCTTCCGTCAGCAAGCCTGCCTACAGCAAGCTCGTCATGAGCCCCAAGCGCCTCCAGGTCATCCAGGGTGTCACCTATGACCTCATGCATCAGTCCAGCCTCGCCGTCGATCGCCTGATCATGGACGACCTCACCGCCGCCCACGCTTCCGCCCTCGACGCCGCTATCTTCAACGGCTCTGGCTCCAGCGGTCAGCCTACCGGCGTCCTCGCAGCAGCCAGCGTGAACGACATCACCATCGGCACCGACGGTGGCCCCATCACCTATAATCTCCTTGTCCAGATGGAGACCGAGGTCGCTACCGACAACGGTCTGCTCGGCAACCTCGCCTACGTGTCCAACGCGAAGGTCCAGGGCAAGCTCAAGACCATCCCTCAGATCGCCGGCTATCCCGTCTACCTCATGGATGACGGCAAGGTCAACGGCTATCCGTTCTACATGAGCAACGCTATCCCGAGCAACCTGACCAAGGGCTCCTCGAGCGGTGTTTGCTCCGCCGTCCTCTTCGGCGCATGGAGCGAGATCCTCGTCGGTGGCTGGGGCGGTCTCCAGTTCATCCTCGATCCTTACACCGCTAAGGACAAGGGCGTCCTCGAGATTTCCGCTGCCGCATACCACGATGTGTGCGTCCGCCGTCCTGAGGCCTTCTGCAAGATCGACGAAGTTACCACCGCCTAATTCCTGAAGCCATGACGAAGAGGACTCCCGTAGAGCTGAACTTCAGCCCGCTCGTGAGCGGGTTCAAGCGTCACATCCGCATCACCACCCACGACCTGGACGCCGATCTTGGTGAGAAGCTCCTGGCCGCCGTGAGGAGTGCGGAGCATCACATCGGGAAGGTCATCCTCAAGTCAAGGTTCACCACCACGGTGGCTTTCGCAAGCTCGTTTATCCTCAAGGTCCCCGTTGTATCGGTCGAGGGCCTTGAGGTGGACGGGCAGGCGGTCACGGACTACGCTGTCTCCGGCAAGGTGCTGACAGTGGGGCCCAGTGTCACGGGGAGCCAGATGACCGTCACCTACGTGGCGGGCTACGAGGAGATCCCCTTCGACATGAAGGCTGCCATCTACATGCACGCTGCCACTTTGTTCAACAACCCGACGGACAGCGTCGAGACGCTTGCCAAGGCGTCGAGGAACCTGCTCCGCCCTTATCGCAGCTGGGGACTCGACGATGGAGAACAAGATTAACATAGGAGAGCTCGACACAAAGGTAACACTCTACTCCCCGGAGGTCAGTATGGGCGCCGAAGGCGAGAAGAGTGCTACTTTTGCTGTCCATTCGCGGGTCTTCGCAAAGGTCGACCGTACAGTCACGGATCAGCTTGCTTTTGACAACTATGACGGCAGGGACAACGCCTCGATCGTCATCTATAAGGTCAAGGGCATGACTACCCGCTGGCAGGTCGGCATCGGAGACAAGACCTATGAGATCCTGTCCATCGACTCCATCTCGAGGGTCTCCCCGCTGTGTGAGGTGAGCATCCAATCCATCGACTGATATGTCCTATTCGATACGCATAGAAGGTCTCGACGATTGCCTGCAGAAGCTCGATAAGTGCCCCATAAACGCCATGAAAATGACGGAGGAGGCCATGAAGGAGGCTGCACGTCCGGTAGTGAAGAAGATCAGGGCAGGAATGCCGAAGGAGTTCCGGCGGCTTATCAAGTCGAAGCTCGTGAAAGGAGAGAGGCGCCTGGGCGGTAATCCTGCGATTATCATGGGCGCATTCAAGGGGAAAGTACCAGACAACGAGGTATCAGACTGGTCCAAGATGTACTGGAAGAACTATGGAACCTTGAAGCATCGAGATCCGAGCCATGAGTTTGTCTTTCCCATCAAAAAGGCGACTCGGAATCGCCGGAATAATGAGGGACAGTCTCATGAGAATTTCTTCGACGCGGCCATCCAGGGATGGGAGCAGATGGCATATGAAGGTTTTCTTGCCGCTATAAAGCGGCGCCAAGATGAATTATTCAAGTAATGACAGAAAATATAGGATCGACACTTGTAGCAGCCTGCGCTGCGCTGGAGAACCCCATCACGGTCTTCCTTTCGGAGGCGGTGAGCGAGGACTATCCCTATGCTGTTTATGAAGCCGATTATGAGCCCTCCTACGACAAGGACGGGATCTACAAGATAGTCGGGGAGCTTGCAGTCCGGGGGTATTCCAAGGACTACTCCGAGGCCGCTGCCCTGGCTGCTGCTATCGATGACGTTATTCTCTCGACTTTCGCATCCAATGGCTACACCGTCCGGCAGGTCTCGCAGCTGAAGAAGGAATGTCTCCAGGAGACTTGGTCGGTAGGCTACCAGTATCGTATAACCCAGTTTAGAAACTAAACACATGACAGAAGGTTACAATATTCGCATCCAGGTTAACGACATGTATCTGATCGGTGTAACCCAGGATGAGATGTCCATCTCTCCGGTCACGAAGGAATCCATCGTGAAGGAGAACCAGGGCGTCAAGCAGGAAGCAATCGTGGGGCATACCACGACCTTCAGCATCTCCGGTCTGATTGATATGACCGGAGGCAGTGGAACCGTGCTGGACAATGACGATCTCATCGCTCTCGCAGCCGCTACCGGCGACGACGCGGTGGTCGATCTCGTCTATGTCCGCGCATCGGGCCAGGCCTATGAGGGCACTGGTGTCATCACCGGCTATACTGAGACCAACCCGGCTGACCCCGAGGAGGATCCCACCTATAGCCTCACAATCGAGTGCGAGGATCTCGCAGCATCATCTTAATACTATCGAGCTATGGCAAGACAAGGAGGATTTAACGTAAAGCTCACCACGAGCAGCAAGACTTTCGTGGGAGTGACGAGCGACGAGCTCTCCGTCGACACTACGACGAAGGAGTCCACCACCAAGGATGATAACGGCGTCAAGTCGAAGAGGGTAGCCTCGCATACTTTCAATTTCACCGTCAGCGGTCTCTTCAGCATCGACGACGACTACACGGGTCTGGACAACGACGCCATCATGGCGCTGGCTATCGCCAACACGTCCTTCACGATCGTCTATGACCGAGGCAACGGCGAGAACTACACCGGCACCGCAGTAGTCGCCGGCTATACCGAGACCACCCCGGCCAACCCGGATGACGACAGCACGTATAGCCTGCAGCTTCGCTGCCAGAGCCTGACCAAGGTGGTATGATAGACGCTATCACCATCAAGGGGCGTGAGTACCGGATCGAAGCGAACTGGCGCGCCATCACGGGTTATCTAAGAGCCATCGGGAATGACTCGATGGAAGCTGTCGCCGACGTGGTCAGCCTGTCCCCCTCCAGCATCGGAGGTCTGATGGCTGCCTGCATCAACGAAGGCGAGCGCATAGAAGGCCGTGACACCGTGGTGAGCGCGTCCATCCTCGACGATCTCTATCCGGCGGAGGCCATCCAGGTGATCAATGACTTCGTCAGGATCTATCTCGCTCAGGCGGCTCCCTCAATCCCCGAGGAGCCAAAAAAAGAAGAGGCCCAGTAGAAGTCACCTATCCGACGATCGGACAGGTCCGGGGGTGGGCTTTCGGACTGCTACACATATCCCGGGCGGACTTCTACGACATGAGGATCGGAGAGTTCTTTGAAGCTATGGACGCCTTCCGGAATGAGGCTGAAGCAGGGCGGCAGCACGTCGGGAATCTCGTGAGGGGCTTATGCATCCGCATCGTGAATCTCTTCGTAGCCCGCAAGGACAGGATGAAGGATGAGACCAAGTTCTGGCCTATGCCCTGGGATGAAGTCGATACCAAGGCGGAGGACGTAGCAAGGGAGCTCTCCAAACTGAGCGCCGAGGAGCGCCAGGAAAAGATAAACGAGTTTTTAAGCAAATTGGACAATGGCAAGTGCGCTGAACGCTAAGGTAGTCTTAGACTCTGATACAAGGGGCCTATCGAAGGGCGTCAAGCAGGCGAAGCAGGATCTCAAGGACTTTGGAAAGGTCGGAGACGAGGTCACGAGAAGCCTGGGTGATGCCTTTGGCGTGGACACCCAGAAGTTGACGCAGATGTCCAATGCTACCCGGGAATTAGGCAGGCAGCTTTCCGAGTCAGGTAACGCCGGCGTGGCGGCTTTCGGCAAGATGCTTCAGAGCATCAATGCCGCGAAGGTGGCCATAGCTGGTATCGGTATCGGTGCTGCCATCACGGCGTTCCGAGCTCTCACCGCAGAGGCGGAAGCCTTCAAGAATACCGTTCAAGGAGCAAATATCGAGCTGCAGACTGCGGCTTATGTCTCGACCTATACCCAGGCCCTCCACGACTTCAATGCAGCCACCGGTCAGAGTGTGGCGCAGTTCGAGTCGGATTGGAAGAAGGCTTTCGGAAGGTTCAAGGCGAATTTCTCCTCGAGTGTGGTGGGCCTCCTGACAGGGAAGGGGCCCAATACCGGTTCTGTCATTACAGATGCCGTGGTTGGCGCCTTCGGCGTCACTCCTCAGCAGAAGGCCGCGACAACAGTCGCAGAGAGGGCGGCGGACATAGCCGGCGATTTATACTCCCTTACCCGTCAGATCGCTGCAAAGAGCGTGGAATGGGCGGATATGGAGGCCCAGATAGCCGAATATCGGCGTATTGCCAAGGATGACACCGCGACCCTCGCGGAGCGTACCACCGCTATTGCAAATGCCCAGGCTCTCGCCACCCAGAGATACGGAGAGGAATATGCCATCCGGAAGAAGATAGCTGACCTCGAGGCCGAGAATGATGACTTGGCCGGGAGCTCTGCTGAGGAAGAAGACAGGAAATATGCCGCACAGATCCAAGCGGCAAATGTCCTTCGTCAGCAGGAGACTCTGTTGAAATCCCTGCAGCGTGATCAGCAGGGCCTTACCAAGGAGGTCAATGCCGAAGCCGAGGCCAGGAGAGCTGCTTTGGCCGCTGCCGAGGCCGAGAGGCTCGCTATAGCTGCTTCTCGGGCCGCCTTGTCAAGTACGAATTTAGCTGTCTCTGAGGGCGCCGCAGCGGGCGTTACGGGCAAGGCCACCACGGCCATCGGGATGGAGGCCATCATTCATCCGAAGTACGACCCGAAGGAGATCACCGACATCTCCAGGGAGATAGCCTCTCTCGTCGAGCAGGGCGTGGCGAGCGTGTCCGAGTCGATCGGCACTCTCATCGGCGAGCTCGCCGTGGGCGGAGACGCCTGGCACAACTTCGCCAACAATGCTCTCAGCGCCTTCGGCGACATGGCTGTCACAGTCGGTAAGATGGCAATCGCCACCGGTACGGCCACCCTTGGCATCAAGGCCGCACTGGAGAGTCTCAACGGCTACGTGGCCATCGCCGCCGGCGCCGCTCTCGTGGCGCTTGGATCTGCGGTGAAGGCAGGCCTGGGCAGCGTGGCGTCCGGCAACTACAGCGCCTCCGCATCGGTTGCGTCTTCGGGCTACAGCTCATCCGCCGCCTCAATGGGAGGATTTGCGACATCAGCCCTTAGTATCAAGGTCACCGGCACCCTCATAGGAGAGGGCAACCAGCTGAAGGCCGTCATCGATAATGAAAATTCACGACGTAGAACTGTAACGTAGTCATGGCATACGGGGTCAAATATAGGTTCGTTTTCGACTCGGTGCAGGGCAATCCCTTCCGGATCGACATATCGAAGAACAACTACAGCGGGAGCATTTTGTATCGTGCTGTAGGCGGGAGCCCCGTGCTTCGCCGTGACAAGTCGGGAAGCATCTGCGGGACCTCGCTGGAGATCCTCGCTGAATGCGCCGTCGACAATGAATACGAGGAGTTCAAGACCTCCGTCCCCTTCACCTTCAAGGTGGAGCTCTATGGTGGGGGCGATTACAGCATCCTCATCTGGGTGGGCTACATCACCCCCGAGCTCATGGATGCGCCTGACATCGCTCCGCCCTACGACGTCCAGGTATCATGCACGGACGGCCTTGGCGAGCTGAAGTACGCCGACTTCCCGAAGAGAGGGGCGGATACCCTTGCAAACCATCTGTCATATCTCCTGTCGCAGACAAATCTGTCTCTGTCTGTCGAGCTCGTCAATGACATATACCACGGTTCCAACACCGGCGCCCAGCTCCTGACCTCGACGATCGTCAACTTCGACTACATGGCCGGCGAGACCTGCTATGACGTCCTCCAGTATATCCTGGAGTCATTCCACATGACGATCACCCAGTACCACGGGTGGTGGCTCCTCTTCAGGGAGACCGGCGCCACTATAGGAACCCGGGACGGCGTGCCGGTCATCTCAAATGCGTATTTAGGGGGGAGTACGACAGCCACGCCCATAGTCATCTGGCAGTATGGTCAGATGTCTACTCACTCTGACGGGTGGTGGCCTGTCGGGCACATGTCCCACAGGAATGAGCCGCCGCGCAAGCGCATAGTCCTGACCGACGAGAACCACTACCCGAGCAACCTTCTCTCGGACTCCGTCTGGGTGGCGGTGGACGGGGGAGTGGACTCCGGCGACTACTGGACTCTCGCTGCAGCGGGAGACGGCATGCGTCAGTCGCATTCCTTCAGCGCCCCCATCTCGCAGAAGCTGCTGCTCTCCATCAAGGTCCGGAACGTCGGCAGCGGCGGTGACGCGGGCAAGTTGTCCGTGAAGGTCAAGGCGGAGGGCACGTCCTATGCCGGTAGCCAGACATACTACCTCGTGAACGGCACCTACAGCAGGCGCAACACGAAGACTGATTATGCGTGGTCAAATTCCGAAGCGGACAGCGTCATAGACGTGCAGGCTCCGGCGCCCACCGACACCGATGACGACTATGTCAGCATCGACGTGGTCCTCCCGATCTACAGGAATGACTCCAGGGACTATTTCTATGCGGAGAGCCTGCAGATCACCATCAGTAACAGCGACGGGACCTACCCCCAGAGGGTGTATGGCGTGACGCTCTCCAAATACGAGCAGTTCAAGGGAATGCAGAAGATCGTGGACATAGACAACGGCGCACGGGGAGATGCATCTGATGTAGGTCTTTGTATCGCTGCGATCGTCGGCGGTAACAACTATGTCGGCACGGAGGATCTCATGTACGGTGTTCCGATGAACACGAGTTACGCGAAGGTCAGTACGTGGAGCTCGTCGGCCTTCTCCAGTCTCGACTTCCTTTCGCTGATGGCGCGTGATTACGCCCTGTCCATCGCCGCTGCGCGTACCCGTGAGCGGGGAGTTCTGAACGTGCCTTCGGACCATACCGTGATTCCGGTCGCCTTCATGGATGACCATGACTTCGAAGTCTATTTTGTTGAGTCCTTCTCCTGGAGGCTGTATGATGACGAGATGGATGTCGACATGATCAGCCTCCCTCTGTCCACCGTGACGGTCGCTGATGAAGAGCTTGTCCAGACCGCAGCGGAGAACGCCACTAACTACTCCCAGGCGGAGAGCTCGGGCGGCGGTGGCGGCGGCGGTGGCGGCGGTGGATCTGTCACGTCCGTGGGTGTCTCTGTTCCCACGGGGATGACGGTGTCCGGCTCTCCGGTCACGTCATCAGGCACAATCGCTATCGGGCTGGCCACCGGTAACAGCATACACGGCCACAGCAACAAGACTGTCCTGGACGGCATCACCTCGACGAAGGTCAGCAACTGGGATGCCGCCTACGGCTGGGGAGACCACTCGCAGGCAGGCTATCTCACCAGCCATCAGACGATCTACAAGCTGACACTCAGCGCCGGGTCATTCTCGGCGAAGACATATACGCCAAATTCGGCGGCTCAGACCGTCAACGTCCCGACCACTCTGGATCACATCTCGGATGGCTCGAGCAGGAAGCTCTCGGATTACGTGACCCTCGGGACCACCCAGACCATCACCGGCGCGAAGACCATCAGCACCAATCCGCTCACCGTCGACTCCACGAGCGGCGTCAAGGTGAACGGCTCGTCATACATCGAGATTGGCGACGCCCGCTTGGAGTACGACTCGGGCTCGAAGGCTCTGCGCATCACGAAGAAGTCCGGCTCGACCCAGACCATAGGACTCTACGCCGACGGCTTCGTCTCCGCCGGCGGAGTGGCGGCGTCATCCACCCGTGACATCGTCTTCACGGACGGCAACCAGACGATCGGGGGGCAGAAGACCTTCACCGGCGCCATGTCCCTCTCCTCCACCCTCGGCGTCAACGGCGTCACCCTCACGGGCAGCTCGACGAAGCTGGCCGTCAGCAAGAACACTGAGTTCTCCGGTATCAGCAACGTCACCGGAGGCAAGATAAGCATACAGGATCTCCTCGACAGGATCATCGCACTTGAAAATATCGTCAATGGCTAACAGCAGCGGGCACATATACATCAACTCGTCTGTCACTCCCCACATAGGAGTGTCCATCGCCGATATTCAGACGGTGCTCTCGCTTACGTCCTACAGCGACATAGGCGGGCTCATCATCAACGGGGACATCAACAAGTGGGCTAAGTTCAAGCCGGTGCGCGGCACGGCTCCTGACATCCCCACGGTGGAGGGGCGCAGGGCCGCTGGGCGGACTACTCCCCAGGACTATTCCAGGCAGTTCGGCGTACATGGCAGCGGCGCAGGAAACGTGGTGG